ACCTAACGAACAAACCCAATTGCTCGTTGAAGAGCTTCTTGTTCCGCTTGCGTAGCAACCAATTGCTGTGTCGGCCGTGTATGCTACGTAGCAGTCTTTAAATTCAACAACTGCTGATCCGTTGACTGTAGTATTCGGTGCTAACATTTCCATTGTTAGGTTATTTCCGCTTGCTCCTGTAGCAACAGAAACAAAGCTTGTTGTGCCAGATTGATTTGCTAATGTAAAGGTTAAGGTCTGAACACCGCCGCCGACATAAAAATATCTGATGTAAGTTCTTAATCCGCTTGCGCCTGAATAGTTCGGTTGACCTGTTGAAGGTAAGTATCCTGATGAGTAATTTGTAACCGGATATCTTAATCCGCCGTTGTAAACTTGCAAACCAGTATATCCGGTCGTGCCAGATACAAGTGAGATTGTCGAATCCCACCCGCCGGCGCCGCCTGCTGAATATGAAGTACTTGTTAAGCTAAAGTTCGAAAGCATCCTATACCATTCATCGTCGAAGAACTCACCAACGTCTGACGAGGTTCCTGCTACTGTATTTAAGTAAGCGTTAATCAGTCGGTTTGCAGAAGCAGACTGAACACCTGAATATGAACCGTATGGGTCAGTAGGAGTTATTGTAACTCTTGCGTTAATGCTTCTTACGTTACTTGACGGAACGGTTATAACCTTATCAGTCACTGTCATCGTATTACCAATGGTAGGTGGATTAGTTACACCTGTTACGGTTGCGTCATTCCATGCGATAGATGAATTACCCATCGAATTGCTGTCCGAGGAGGTTATAGCCAATGGGTTCAGTACATATACGTTGTCGAAACAATCTAATCCAACTGTACCAACTTTAAATGTCGATCCTCTAATGTAAAAATTTACTCCGGATAGGTACCCAGTGTTAACAGTTACACCTTCAACTGCTGTAGGTGTGCCCGACACCGTCGGGTTAGCACCTGCATCATTATCGTAGAATACTTCATAGTCGTTCGTAAACTGTGTAGTAAAGCCGCCTTCCCGTTGTATCTTAATCTTGTTGTAGCCTTGTGACAGTTGAGCACCAGTAAGAGTTAAAGTAGCATTTCCTTTTTGCCATTTCGGAAAAGAGTTGTACCAGGTAACTGATGTAACTGATAGTTGGCCAGATGTCCAGGGAGTAGATGTTTGTGTTCCCGCTCGTTGTGCTGTGTTAAAATTAGCAGTATGGTTCACTTCACTTGTTGCTGCACCGTATGCGTTAGTGCCAGTGGCAGCGTACCATCTAGTGTATCCTTCGTCTGCTTTGTTAAACATTGTAGAAGTAGACGGCGTAGTTAAAGTAAATGTAGGGTCGTTAATGATCATACCTGTGTACAACGAACCCGCAGGTAAACCTGTCTTATAGTTCGTATTATTCTGCGACGCGTATCCTGTATAAAGTGTAGTGCCGGACATTGACATATTACCAGCAAGCCCCGAAGCATCTGCCGGCGCTAGGTAACTAAACAGTTCGTTGCAGTCGTCGAGCGCATCAGTTACAGTAGTTGAAGGTGTCCAAGCATTAAGACCGTCGGTCCATAATCCGTCGGTTGGTGTTCCAAGAGGAACAAACGTTCCGTCGGTAACAGCACCAGAATATCCCGAGGTTCCTTGCGGGCCAACTGACCCCGAGTAACCGCTGATGCCCGAATAACCGGATGCTCCGTCGGCGCCGATGGTTCCGTTAATGCCTGAGTATCCCGATGCTCCGTCGGCACCAATGATTCCGTTAGTACCTGAATAACCAGAAGCACCGTCGGCTCCTATCGTTCCATTGGTACCTGAATAACCGGACGCGCCTGCTGGACCTTGGATAGGTCCAAGATTAGACCAGCCGCCTATTCCATCAGACAACCACGCATCGCTTGTGTCAGACGTGACCCATATATCGCCGAATGCTGTACCGCCCGGCAACGATGCGTAGTCTGCTACTGCTCCGTCGATAATAACTGTCGTACCGGGAGTACCTGACACGCCGCTGTATCCGCTTGTTCCTTGAGGGCCGACGATCTGACCAATGTCAGACCACCCACCTGCTCCATCTGACAACCAACCATGGCCGTCATCTAAGGTGATCCATAAGTCGCCGTTAGCTGCTTCACCAGGTAGAGCCGCGTAGTTAGCTACTGAGCCTTGAATAGAAACAGCAACACGGTAGTCTGCTGTGTCAGCTATTAGAACTCCATCTGCTGTTAGTCTGACTAGTCCATCTGTGCCGACCGAAGGTAGCTTAATATTACCTGTCGCTGACAGAGTCAAATCTGTTGTAGATGAAATTGACGCGCTGTGGAAAAGTATGTTAGCAATTTTAGCATTGCCGAATACTGTAAATGTCTCTGTTGTTGAATCGGTGTTCCCGTCAATTGCTACTTGAAACTTAGCAAAGTCTAAATAGAGTAGTGGTGAATTATCAGTCGTGAACTGAAGATCGACACCTTGCCTATCTAAGTCAGAGTATAGTAACGGGCCTGGGACCTTGGTGATTGTCATTGGCGTTAATCCACAATCGTACTGTTAAGATTGTGTAGTACAATAATTGAGACTCCGTCAGCTGGAGCAACAGAAAAAGTTAAGATAGTATTAAGAATGGTGTACGACACTTCCGGGTTCTGAAATACGCCGCCGGCGAATACCATTACTGCTTGGGCATTACCTCCTACATAAGTTGCAGCGTCTGAGAATGACATAGTAAAATCTACTTGGCCACCAGTTGCATTACCTGTAAACGAATCTTTAATAATTTCGACTCTACCGGCTTGGGTCAATTCTCTCCAGGCACCAGAGTAGTAAGCCTCAACTTTAAGTGTGCTTGAATTAAATCGCATGTGACCGTTCTGCGGTGCACTTGGCGCCATTGCGCCGTCGCCTACTTGGAGACGAGATGCGTAGACACCATCTCGAAACTGATAGTTCTTAATTAAACGGCCCATTGTTTACGCTCCCATGTAACTAACTGTAACAATAATTGTGCTAGCAAATGATCCTGCCTTGGCCGCAATAAAGTCTCCGTTAGCTAATACAATCTTTTCTTTGTCTAAGACGTAAGTATCAGCTGCGGTTAAAGGAACGGCTGAGTAAATTAAATTTGTAGCGTCGGCCGTTCCTCCACTTGTAACTAAGTGAAGGTCGAATGTCTGGGCAGTACCAGTATTACAAACATAAATAACCGACGTTACGGATGCTCCACTACTTGTATATACTGTTGTCGGTGAAGCGTTGTTTATTGCTGCGCGAGCTAATGCCATAATTTGTTATCCTAAAATAATTGAAAATGCTAGAGCTTTCTTTTTAGAAATTAGCTCTTGTGTTATCTCTGATTCGTGTGTTACGTAAATACCTGTTCCTCCGCCACCTACTACGTTGCCGTGAACAAGTCCGTATCCAGCTACGTTAGCACCGGGAGCTGTAATTTCTTTAATCTGTAACACTTTCTCTAACTGAAGATTGACATCTGGATTAATAATTACGTTTGTTGCTCCAACTGATGTAATAGTTTTACCGTTTACATCTAAGTTTCCGCCTAACTGAGGTGTTAGATCTTCGACTATGTTCTCAATATAACTAGAACCTGCTCCGATGGTAGCAATGTTACCAAATGTAGACCCGTCGTTTGTCATTTGCCATCTATCAACCGTTTCGTTCCATTGGATGGAAACGTTAGGTGAAGTGCCGCGTTCAACTTCGATACCAGAATCTAACGACGGAACACCAGTTACACCAGCGTTCAACGTAATGAAATTGTCGTCGATTAACGTGTCAGTTGAATGGATTGTTGAGCTAGTACCTCTCACGGTTAAGTTACCGTTAACTGTTAATTCAGCATTGTTAGACGCTAGTTCACCGATTGTAAATAGCGTCGGAGCTGCATTAGCAGTAACTACAAGGTATTCTATGCCTTCGGCAAGTTTTTTAACTATTCGCGCCATACTCTTTTTCCTATATCAATGTATTTATCCCAACATGAAAAAGGCAAAAATTCAGACGCTACTTTTCTATCCCGTACGAATAAGCGTGGTACATTAACAAGAAGGTTTCAAGTAAGGCATAAAAGCCAAGTTGATACTGGTCTAAGCTGTCTTTTACTGCTCGCAGACGTCTGTATTCGACCGCACTAATGCCTGCTAGGAACTTTATCTTGTCAAACATTTCTAACTGAGCATCAATCGAGGAATAAGCGTCAGGTAACTTACCTCCAACGACAACAGCATACATAAAAATATAACAAGGTGAAATCTCGTGGAACGCTTGTTCGCAAAAATCTCGCTCTTCGTCGTGCAGCATATCTACATATTCAAAAGTTGGCATTAGTATGTCGAGTGTAGCTTTAAATCTCTTTAAGAGTTCTTCTTTATTTTCCATCTAGTATTTATTTTGGCAGAATATTTGCTCAAGAAAAAGCACTCCGAAGAGTGCTTTTCTTTTTGATGCGTTTGCTTCGATTTACTGGAATGTGAGGTTCTGAACAGCGATCTCACCAAGGTAATCACCTGCGTTACCTAAGCTAGATGCTGTGTTTGTTAACTCAACATAGCCATAACGTGTCATAAAGCCAACGACCGGTTCAAAAGTTGCTGGGTCAAGAACAACACCAGAACTCATTAGCGGAACGTATGGGCAGTAGAACGCCGCTGCGTCTGCTTCGCTCGAGCCCTTATAACCAACTAGGACTGGAGTTGAATCGCTTGCGTATGAATCGACATAAACTTTCATTGCGCTGTTCAATGTACCAACAAACTTTGTGTTTGTAGGAGCTTCGAAAGTGCCTTCAGTTGTACGTGCAAATGCCGATGTTGTTGCCGACTGTAGAACTGTTAGTGCAGCTGGGGAAACAACTGCCCAGTTACCAGCGCCACGACGTGTGCGTGTTGCGATTTGGTTAGCGACGCGGTTGACGAGAACTGCTAGTGCTGCGTGTTCGTCACCAACGAATGTTGCTGTACCGCTAACTGCTGCTTGGTTGTAAGTTGCTTCTGTTGCTGCCAGAGCACGTAGCGAGCTAAGAATTTCCTGGTCGATTTCAACCGTGATTTCTTGAGCAAGTGCTGCCATGATTTCTGCCTCAACGTCGAGACCGTGCATAGCTTGTGCGTCTTGTGCTGCTTCAAACGTCCAACGTGCGCTTAATTTGCGAGTCTTTGCTTCAACGACTTGCTTTAAGATCTGCACATTGATACGACGTCCAGGAACGCCTTCAAGTGTTGCTGTGCTGTCAGCACGGCCAGTTGCAGAGCTACCGGAGTAAGCTGTTGCAATCTTGAACGGGCTTAGAGCTTCGTCACCTGCTGCTGTGTCTGTTAATCCACCGTCAGCATTCATTGCATCTGCATAACGAACACGCAGAGTATGAATCTGTGCAACTGGACCTGTCATTGGCTGAACACCAACGATTTCGTTCGCAATAACAGTCGGCATAACTCGACGAATTACTGGAAGAATGACACGGTTAAGCGATGCTACGTTTGCTGCTTGTGTTCCACCGGCTGTAGCATTTTCTGCTAAGTGACGGCGTGTATTTTCTAGAACTACTGACATCGAAGTGCGGCGTGAACCTTGTAAACCTTCTAACAGGGCCTCTTTGGTTTCACCCCAACGACTTTCTAATAGGTTTTGTGACATTTTTATATTTCTCCTAAGATTTTTACTTCAGCCCTGCTAATCGTTTAATAGCGATGACATTATCAGCATCGTATTGAACAGTTGGTTTAGCAGTTTTATCGCCCGTCACTTCTTTACGTCCTTCAGTTAGTGTTTGTGCTTGAGGCTTGGACACTTCCTTCTTCTCGTTAAGAACTGCTGGTAGATACTTATCGTATACAGAACGCAGTTTATTGGTCTGTACATTTTCAAGTAGATCGGACATTATTGATGCCTTTTCTTTGTTGAGCGGTTTTAGCAGTTCGGCTATTACTTGCTTACGCTCAGCAGTTTCTTGAATAACTTTTACTTCACGGTCTTTCGACTCAACTAATTTGGATGCCTTAGTTACAAGTGTCTTTGCCTCTTCTAGTTGACGATTCTTAGCTTTAACCAGTGCGGTTAGCTTGGCAATTTCCTTGTTCTCATTTAAGTGAGTAACAGTGAATTCGCTAGCGAAAGCTTCGAACAATCGACGTCCGAACATATTTTCACGTGCAATTTGAATATCCTCTTTGAGCTGTGTCAATTCAGACTCTAAACTCTTTGTAACAGCTTCTTTAACTAGCACGGCGCTGCGGGAAACAAACGTCTTTTGCATTTCGCCTAACTTCTTCTTGGCACCTGCAATTAAACGAACCTTTGTTTCTACGACGTCTTGCTTGTCTTTAGCAAACTCTTGGATTTCTCCAGCCAGTTGCTTCATAACAAACTTCTCTAGCTTACCTAAGCTTTCGTTTTGAACCTTGCGATCCTTACGTAGTTCTTTGATTTCTTCTGCTAGTTTTTCTGTCATGAACTGATTGAAACGTCCACTTGACTCACGCATGTGCTTCTGAAACTTAACGCGGTCTTCTGCTAGTGCTTGCTTCTCTTCCTTGAACTCAGCAATTTCTACCTGAAGAGATTCTGTTACCATTTTGTCTAAAGCCACAACCATAACTGACTTATCATGCTCGTAACGACGTGCGAATTCCTCACGCAGTTCACTACGTACTTGCTCTTTCGCCTCGTTTATCTGGGCGTCCCAAGCTTCTGTAATGGCCTGTTGAGTTTCCTCATTAATCATGCCGTTTTCAAGCAGAGATTTAATGGCATTATTTGGCATTAACAAACTCCTTATAAATTACTTCTACTTCTTTACTACACTTCAACAATCGCACATCATTTTGCGCGCCTGTTAAAATTCTCATTTTAGTTTTAGTTCTCTAATTAACTTAACAACTTCTTCTTTGAGATACTTTTGTGCTCTAGCATCGCCAGCAATCTCTAGTGATTTCTGACCACCCTTCATATTCATTAAGCCTTCGTAAATAGCTTTTGGATAAGCATTAGGAGCGGAAGGTTGAGCAACTACGTCGACTGTAATGATTTCGAAGTCACTAACATGTCCGTTTGCTTCATTGACGTTTCCACTACCACGGCTCGATACACCTAGCTTTACGCCTGCTTCTAACATTGTCTTGACAAGATTGCCCATCGGAGTAGGAAGAATCTTTAGAGTTCCGAATCCGTTAGGGCCATCCATCCACATGTCAGTAATCATATGTGATACGCGATCTAAGTTAATCTTTAGGTCATCAGGGTGATCAACTTCACCTAGCACTGAGTAACCACCTTTAACTTGTTCCATGATGGTATCAACTGCTTTGGAAATTTCAGCTATGGGGTAAACACGCTGGTTAGCGTTTTTAACCCCACCCTGAATAACGATTCCTTTAAGCTTAAGAGACTTTCCGCCCTTAGCGTCATCCTCAGTGAGGACTTCCATGCGAGCATGGTCAAAGGTTAGGTCTTCTTTAAGATATCGGGACATTAAATATTAACCCTTAAATCCTGGTGTGCCACCTGGGTTGAAAGACTTCTTAACAACAGTCTGGGAACCTGCTGTATCAGCACCTTCCTTTGTTTTTGCTGTTTGCTTGTCTTTGTAGCCTTTTGTATTAGCAGCTGGGCTGTTCTCGTACTTGTCTTGGCCCATCTTCTTCTCGCCTTTGGTGTAAGCATTGCTCGGCTTCTTAGGACCAGTATTGCTGTCACGATCTGACGCAACTCCGCCCTTAGCGATATTAGCAGTTGTTCCGCCCATATCGTTCTTACCGCCAATGTTGATTGACTTGCTGTTGATTGGGGACTTTGTTCCGCCCGATCCAATTGGGTCACCTTCTGTAGGTTTAACTGCTGTAACTTTTTCTACGTATTCACGCATTAAGTCAGCTGGGGATTTACGACCTTCACCGTAGATCGATGCTTCGCCAAACTTCTTACCGTCTGTCTCTGCTTCGTCGTCTAGTTCTTCGCCGCCGACTTCGTCGTCTCCGCCTTCTTCTGCGTCAAATTCGTCGTCTCCACCCATTGAAATTTCGCCGTCGCCTTCTTCATCGCTGAAGTCATCGCCGCCCGTACCGTGCTCTTCTGCTTCGTCGCCCATAAGAGCGTCGAACTCAGCTTTTAGTTCGTCGATAGCATCTTCTAGATCCATAACGCGATCTTCGATTGGGAGCTCTTCGCCACCCATTTCGTCGCCTGCGAAGTCATCACCACCGAACTCGCCGCCGCCCATTTCATCTCCGCCCATGTCGTCACCTGCGAATTCATCTCCGCCCATGTCGTCACCTGCGAATTCGTCGTCTCCGAACTCATCACCTTCTGCTTCGCCGATTTCGTCGCCGTCGATTACATCACCGTGGGATTCGATTTCATTGCCTAAACGCTCTGCGCTGCGGCCTTGCTGTACTGGGGATTCGTCAACTAAACTCTCGTAAATGTCACGGGACTTAGCTACGACGATTTGATGGAATAGTTCTTTAGCTTTTGCTTCGTCCTCGTTAATTATAAATTCTATCAACTGTTCGAAGCGATTCTTGTTATTAGCCATTCTGTATTCTCCTTAAAGGAATAGTCTGTAAAGATATTTACACAGAAGAGAATAAAATGGGGTAATATGCTTAGTTTTTGATTGTTTTTACGGACTATACTCTTATTTATTACATTCCGCCTTCTGTCGCGGCTGGTTTATACTGAGTCGACAACTTAGAAAGTTTAGCCTCGTGTTCGATCGCTTTGATATCATTGATAGCGCGAAGTTTATTTATTTGCCCTAATGTCAATCTGGTTTTACGCAAATCAGACAATTTTAAGATCGTTTGGTCATCTTTTTCTGTAGCGTATCCTGGCGGAGTAGGCTCGACAATAGTAGTTTCGTTCATAAAGAGTTCAGTTACATACATAGATATATTTATCGTTTTTCCTAATTATAGTCCTGCGCCGCCTGGTGCTGGTGCGCCGCCTGGTGCTGGTGCGCCGCCTGGTGCTGGTGCTCCTGCGCCTGCTTCGGCTCCTGCTTCTGTTCCCATATCGGCACCTTCCTCTGGCATTGGTGTAACGTTTTCAATGTCGGCACCTAAGCCACCAGACGATACGCCAACTGCTCGCAAGTTAGGATCTTCTGGTTTGCTTAGTTCTGTCTCAGCATGTTCTTCTGCCCACATCTCTTCATTCTTCTGCATCTCTTCTTCACTCAGTCCTAAGTATCGTTCCATAATGAAACGTTTAGACATGTAAGGGAAACCTTCGACTTGTGTAAATGAACTAATCCTTGCTTGGTCTAAATCAATCTGGCGATATTTTGAGAAGTTTTGTGGCTCGTTAAAACGTAAATCAAACACGCTAGAGTCAATGTTTATACCACGGAATCGCATAAACAACTTGAACTCTTTATCTAATGCTGCTACAATGAGGTTTTGAAGTCGCATACAATACTGGTTAAATCTCCAGTCTTGGATTAGTGCTGTAGTAGATTTTCCGTCGCCGTAAGAGTTTGGAGACTCTTCAAGCTGTGTAGGTAAGTAGCTAGAAGGAATACGCAATCCACGGAACATCTTGTTAGTGAAGAAGCGTAAGTCAGTAATCTCACCTAAGTTGGCACCGCCTGGTAATACCTCAACACTTGATCCGCGGCCTTCAGCAGTTTGTGGGAAGAAAAAGTCTTCGTTCATTGATAACGGATTGTACGCTGAATCAACCATATTGCCGCCTGTACCAGACACCGACGGTATTCTACGTTGGTGGACTTCGTTTTTAACACGCTCAACGAATGCCATAGCTAAGTGAGTTGGCATGTTACCTACATCGATCTTGAACATACGACGTTCTGGTGCTCTTTGAACACGGTAGATAATAACAGCATCTTCGAGCAATTCTTTTTGCTTATAGACCTTGAAGATTGTTTCGAGCACTGACGTACCAAAAGGCCAAGAAGCATCTAATCCTTCAGTTAAACTGATGTGTAGTATGTGTTCAGCGTCAATGACTGATTCGTTTTTAGCATTGCTAAATCTCGATCCAGTGGATCCGCCGCCTCCACCACTAGTGGCGCTAAACGCTCCTGCGGTTCCAGCAGTTACCGGATTGTTAGTGTAAGTGTCGGAGGTAGTTACTGCGGTAACTGTTAGGTTTTGTAAATTTGGGTTAATGTCTTTAAGAACATACTGCTCTGGCTTCTTACCGTCTGATTCATTGACGATAACTTTTGTAACCTTAGACATCTCAGACCACAGCAACTTAAAGTTTTCTGGGTCGCGGATAAAAACCTGATCACCATACTTGATTGTATTGCGAAACACTTTAAAGATACGCTTGTCAAACTCGTTTAGCTTACACCATTGCTGGAGCTGCTCTTTAATGATCTTAATTTCGTTGTCAGTTGGTGTTTCATTGAACTTAATATCAAACGCTGTCCCGTTTTCAATGTTTGGTTGTGTTGAGAATTCTGCTAGAATGTCTAGCGCAGCATTAACTTCGCTATCAGCATCCATTTGCTCGTATTGGTTGTAACGCTCAATACGGTTTGGGTGACCAACGTAAACATCAGGCAAAGTGCTTTGATAATTCTTCATGCCGAACGAGGTAGACACATCTGTCATACTCATTGGGCTCATGTTTCCGCTTATGTTTGCGGTTTTAAAGTGTTTTCTCCAGCTCAAAGTATAATTCCTTTATTTTTCTTTCCGCGTCCCCAACCTAACCCGGCAAGTTTTTTAGTAGCTATTACATCTAACATCTTCTGTCTCTTAGCTTCCTTAACTTCTGGTCGTAATGCGCTTTGTCTATTTTTCTCTATGCGTTCTTCAGAATGCTTAATACCAGTTAAAGTGTTACGTATCTTTTCTTTCGTTTCGTCAGACTGTAATAACTGTGCTTGGCGCATTTTTTTCTTAGTTTCCTCAGATTTCTTAACGCCCATTTTTGCTTTTGATATCCTATTTTTAGTCTCTTCTGAGTGGTGCCATCCGGGATTACAAGCCCATCTATTTACTTTTATATTTTCTAAGATTCCACCGTCGATAATTCGTCCATATTTTTTAATCAACTCCACTTCAATATCAAGAGCTTCCTGATGAGTCAGACCGTGCTGGATAATTTGCCTATATTCTTCTGAAGGAACAATACATTTATGTTTCTCTTTTATCCTTTTACCTGTTCCTTTGCCAATATAATACGGAGTTCCGTCTTCTCTGAGATATTGGTAAACATAATAGGTTTTGTTGTCTGGTGAAATTTTAGTTGCTCCTTGATTGTTTAGTCATTCTAGTATTTATAGCCGATTAGGCAGTATTAGATCGAATATCGCCCGCTATTCTCTTGTGGCTTTCTGACAGATCAACTAGCTGTGTTCTTAGATCATTTGCTTCTTTTGCTAGTTTGTTCTGTTGTTCTACTAAGGCAGACAACTTCTGTAACTCAGCTACTACTGTTGAGCTTACTTCTATCTCTTTAGTAGTGCCCGACTTAGACAATTCAGCTTTTGGTCGATCAAAAGTACTACGGGCATTCTTTGCTGCAATGGCATCCTTGAGTGCCTGGTCTTCCTTAGCAGACTTTGCATCGCTTCCATCTATACTACCTAACCAATTTGCGATTTTCCCCGTTCCATCATCGTTTGTTAGAAAACTGTCATTGATATACTCGCCGGCCTTGTAACCTGCATAACCAGCACCGAGTACAGCAGCAGTAGGGCCCGCTCCTCTAGCCAGGTTTGCTGCTCCTCTTACTAAGCCACCACGAGCAGCACCTCCACTAGGACCTCCGGGGCGTGGAGGAGGACCTATCAACTCAGGCCTCGACCCACCCATTGAACCTATTAGTCCACCTAGTCCGCCTTTGAACATAAACAGGAGTGGTACTAATCCTACCAGTCCCATTGCTAAGTCACTAACCTTACTCATCAGATAACTAAATGGTGAATCCATTTTGTCAATGAGTTTTGTAATCTGATCGTGGGCCTTGACCATCAATTCTGTGTATTTAACAATTCCTTCAGCAGCCTTAACTTCCAACGCTAGTCTGTTCTCTTCACCTTGAATTATCAGATTATTCAATTGTCTCTGTTTTTCTGATTGAGAGTTTAACTGCCCTTGAATCTCCGCCGAGGCTGCTTTGCCTTCTGCGCCACCTTGAATTCCTTCTATAGCCGGAGTAACTGTTTTAATAAAGAAGTCAGCAACCTTTGTAGCAGTAGAGCTGCTTGTTAAAATAGCTGCTGCTGATATTTGCTCCATACTAGACGCAAACGCTTCGCTGCCCATGAGCTCATTGGTCTTACCTGTTCTCTCTGCCATTGACGTTCTGAACTGCTCCATTGTCTTAGTACTATCTTTAGTTGCGGAAACCATTTCATCTACGCTATTACCGAGCTGTCCATTGGTTCCAGCATCTGCTACGTTAAATCCAGTATCAGTCGACACGCCGCCGCGGCCTTGTGCATCGCTAGTTACAAATTTTTGCAAGAAGGCATCACCTAATCCTTGCGCAGCCGCAGTTGCCATTTGAGCTTCAAATCTTGCTCCAGCTTCTTTGTCGCCACCACGTTGCATTCTTAAAATCTTTGCTCTTGCAGCAGCATTAGTAGCAGTTTTCTTAGCCTCTTCCATTTTTGCTTTAGCATCTTTACCTGTAATAGCAGAAATTAGTCTTAGGTTAGCAGCATACTCTTTTGTAGAAGATTGTATGTCAGCTTTGTTAGGATCTACTCCAGAACGGCGCATCTGCGCCATAGTTTTAGCAACAAGTTCGCCTTGCTCTTCTAAGTCATATCCTAAGTTAAGCAACGAACCTTTAAATGTTTTTCCTCCGTCTTTAAAGGCTTTAGCCATTAACTTAAAGCCACCTGTAGCACCCATACCTGCTGCTGATAGGTCTGCTTGGTTTGCTTTAGATATGTTGCTCAACGTTGTCATTGACAATCCCGTTCCGTGAGCTGCATCCCTTAAACCCATTAGTCCGTCGCCAAGTACTACGCCATTCTTCGACAATGATTTAAACGCTTCAAAGCTCTTTTCTATTTCTTTAGCAAAGAATTCAATTTTGAACTTTTCTAATTCAGTAAAAGCCCCCGATGCCAGACTTGCTGCCTGGCCTAATACCATTAGCGCGCCGCCAGCAATTCTGGCTCTACCACCCATGCCCATCATTGCAGTGCCAGCAGTAGTCGCCATACCTGCCATACCCTGGATGCCTGTGTTAGACAGGTCTAAGTCTGCAGACATCATTGAAGCAGACTGTTGTATTCCGTTTGCTCCGCTTTGTATTCCTTTTAAAATACCCGAGTACGCACTAAAAGCTTGTGATGTTAGTTTTATCGCAAGATCTTTTGTGCCTTTAGCTAAGTCTACATATGCACCTTTAACAATCTCAATGTTCTTAATCTGTTGGATCGCCGCTGCTGCGTTTGCTTTAGTTGTCTTGTCTAACCCTTTAGTTAAGTAACCTAGCTCGCGTTCTAATTCACTAGCTTGTTCGGCTAATTCTTCATCAGTTATTAAATTTCTCTTATGTTGATCATGCAGCTTTTTGAGTTGTTCTATGTGCTTATCGGCCTGCTTCTTTCGTTCAGCTTCACTTAGTTTAGCAGCCTTTTCGCGCTTCTCGGCCTCCTTCTGCCAGGAATTCATTGCAGCGTTAAAATTAGCTGAGGTGCCGCCCATGGCAGCTAGCTGTTCAGTTAGGACTTTTACTTGTTCTCGCAGTACGTCGATTTCATCGGCCATGGTTATATGCCCACATAAATAATAGATATGTAGTTAACTATTTATAGGAAATAAAATGTCCACTAATGCTAATCCGCTTCAGAAGCACTTTCGTCGTCCTGCTATCTACGTTAAATTACCGTCTGACGGGCGATGTTGGCCAGAGGGAAGTCTCGAGCTAACAGCAACAGGAGAAATACCAGTTTATCCAATGACAACTAAGGATGAGATCACAATACGCACTCCAGACGCATTATTTAACGGAACAGGGGTTGTCGACGTATTACAGTCCTGCATGCCAAATATTAAAGATGCGTGGAAAATGCCTAGCACAGACGTTGATGCTGCACTAATAGCAATACGCATAGCTAGTTATAGTCCAAACATGGATATTGAGACAAAGTGTATTCACTGTAGCGAAGAAAACACCTACTCAGTTGATCTAAACAATGTACTTCAGAACATTAGATTTCCAAATTACAACGATGTATTATCGGTAGACAACTTAGAGATCAAATTTAAACCTCAAATGTTTTTTGAAGCTAATAAAACAAATCTAGTTAATTTCGAAGAACAGAAGTTGCTCGCTACTGTTAGCGATTCAGAATTAGAAGAAAGTGAGCGCGGGCTAAAGTTTATGGAGCACATGAAGCGAATACTCGATCTGAATATACAATCGTTCGTCGACAGTACTGAATATATCAAAACTGAAGACGGAACAATCGTTTCCGAAAAAGTATTCATCTACGAATTTTATTCAAATGCAGATAGGAAAGTTATTGCAACAATTAAAGCTCACTTAGATAAGCTTAATGAGACGGTAAAGATTAAGCCAGTGAGCGTTAACTGTGGTGATTGTTCTAAACCATTTAATATTGCTATCCAGTTTGACTATTCGAATTTTTTCGTCTAAGGCTTTTGTCTTTGCCTATAGAAGGCATAAAACCTTTTATTGAGAGTATTGAGAAAGAGGCAAAAGCCTTTAAGGACGAAGCACTAAAGATTTGTTGGTACATGCGAGGTAGTATCTCGTACGATGAGTCCATGATCCTTTCGTTATCTGAACGTGAATCTATCAACAAAATCATTAAGGAAAATCTTGAAACTACTAAGAAGTCGGGATTACCATTCTTCTAATACTTCAAAGATGTGCTTACGCACATCTGATTTTCGCGCTTATCGCGCTCAATCCCTTTATCTTATTTGATTTAACTGCTTTTTGCTTTTGATTGTTTAATCTCTTCTGTGGAGCAATGCTCATACTTTGCCCAGGGCGGACAAAGTATAAAAGAGGGCCTTTCTGTAGGAGTTTCTACCCAAACTAACTAAATGAGATTAGATGGGTTAGACATCTACGGAGGCGGTTGATCGGTACCCCCTACTCAAGCTTTATTCAACGGCGGCCGCATCGTCCCTAGTTAGCGAAACAATGCAGGCGTGTGACTACAGTCACATCATTTGGAATCTTACGTTAATTCCTAAACCGTGTACCTCCCGAAAATCTGACGGCCTGTAACTTTCAAGGCAACCTCGACGGGGAATAGCGAAGGCTACTCACACAATGGTACTATGTACTTGCTGGTATTACTGGGATTTGTTTTAGAGATGGTCTCTGAGGTATTTAGTTGGTCTAAGTAGGTTGTAAAAGCAGTAGACAATGCCGTCGCCGTTAAGCTGCTGGCATCTCTACTGTTTTTACGTTGTCCATGAGGAAAAAATTGTCGTCAGTTAGAGTTAAAAAGTCTTTAAGTCGATAACCATAAACTGTGTTAAAAGGTACTACATTGTATGGCAGCACGAGAGTTAGACCTAACATCTCGGCTTCCACAAACACTAGCTCGTCTACTCCATTGTACTTAATGATAAGCATCATAAGCTTTTCGGAGTTCTTAGCGTCTTGCTTTGCTTGAGTAATCCACTCGTCCCACTGAGTAATCTTCCCTTTTACTATACTAGTAAAAGAAGGACCTGTCTTGTAGAATTTACATTCCACAGAGAACCCAAAGTTTTTAGGACAGATAAGATCACCAAAGTTAGCGTGATCTAAATCGTGTGTTGCTACTCGTTTCTGATTTGTTCCGCCAAAGTAGGAACCCGAATCCGCGTTCCTCCTGAAGCTTTGCTTAATGCCGGTAATGGGTTCAAACCTTGAGGATAGAAGATTTGCGATCTTCCGCTCAAAGCTTGAACCTTTTGATTTACCGTTTACGCCCATTTACTTCTTCTTTGCTGCTTGTGCGGCGTTTTTGATTTCTTGAATTTCTGCTCTACGAGCCTTACAAAGTTTGGCAATGTCGCCTAGTGCAGCGCGACTTCTCGCGGCACTAGCCATCACCCCCTTCACTGCGAACTTTTCGTGCTCGACTTTGTAAGTTTCCATTGCTACTAGAATATCGTCATGAATTGACATTAAATTACCTCTTTATGGTTAAGATCTACATACAACGTTATTTCTTCAACAACTGTGTTGCTTTGTAACGTTATTACATATTTAACGAAGTTACTGACATCCGTTAAATTTAATCCATTTCCAGTCCAAGTTGGGCGACTTCGACTTAATTCCGTATCTAACCGGTCTAAAGTTAGAAGTGTAGTTTTGAACGGGACCTTGTTATTTTTGAATGCTGCTGTACATTGTTTGCTCGCATACGCTAATGCAGCCTTTGCTACACGGTAAGTTTCGAACGAAGGATCCGGAGCAACAATTGATTTTTCACCAGACGAGCCAACGTTGATAATGAATCCAGCTTTGTTGGCTTCTGCCCATTTAAAGTAAACAGCATGAAGCACATTAACCTGTCCGAAGTTTGCCCAGGGCTCGTGTGGTGGCCCATCAAATGCATTGTTGATAAACACATCGTAGTCTAGACTTTTTGTAGCAATTGCGGCTACGCTCGACGTAATATCAAAGCCGTTTGTGCGGCTAATGCTATCTGCTCCTAACGATTCAACAAAGTGTTTCCCTAATCCTCTATTTCCGCCAGTTACTAAATATTTCATATTTTAGATCCTCCTTGATCCCAAACTTTTTTTAATTTTGATCCGCATGTCATCGAGCATTCGAATATACGGCCTTCTCCAAGTGGTTTGTGAAAACTTGCTACTAAGTCACTCCACATCGGGTTTTGAAAAATCTCAGCTAACGAATAATTTTTAATGTTTAGATTGCTAAGACCGTAAGATTCTAAAAATTCTCTAACCTGATTTTTACCGTTAATGTTACTCAACTCGTTTGCACACGGTAACACATTGTCTTTATAGTATCGTTCATCGTATAAGTTATGATTAAAGAAATTGCACGGCAAAACAAGACCGTTAGCATTAATGGCTACTTTCTTACCAGCTAAGGCATCACATCTTATATCAGTGGTGCTAAAATAATCGTAGATATCGGAATACTGTTCTTTTAATTTTGGCAAGTACAACATACTAGCGTTCCTAAACTGTTCATTAACAGGCGGCTTTAGTTTATATGGTGTCCGATCGTTAACGGGCCATTCAGGTAACTCTTCTAGTGTTTTATGATTAAAGAATCGGCCGGTGTTGCGTATTAACACATTAAAGAAACCCATATCGTATCCGAGTTCTTTAACTTGTTCGACCTGGTGTTCGTTGTGTTCAAACACAATAAAGTTCCATTGCGCCCTACCTTTAGCTGCAATAAAAGCTTTTACATTTGCTATCACTTTACTCCACTTAACATTTTTCCTGTACAAATGATTAGTGTCTTCAAGCCCGTCGATGCCAAAATCAATTTGCCCATACCCATTCATGATGGTTGCAATTTCAGTCCAATACTCTGGAGAGTGTACTCCGCCGTTTGTGTGAAAGTATAGCCACAATGTGGGATTTTTAGATCTGAAGTCTCGCAGTATGTCTAAGAACTCCGGATGAACAATAGGATCACCATAACTACCACAGAAAAAAACTTGTCGTAATCTAGCACATAATTCCACAGGAAATGCCTTGTTAATGACATCTCTGGATAGGTGTTCTAGTATAAGATGCGGGTTAACACCTTGCCCGTTATTATTTCGCGGACATTGAGGACAAGCTGCATTACAGTAGTTTGTTATCTCAATCTGATACTCGTCAATTAATTCGTAGTTAAACAAATTTCAGTCTTCCATTGGTTAGTAAATGCTTGGGTCGAACAAGTCTTAGAACATTCAGAGTATGGTACTGAGTCTGACCAAGTATCAGTAATAACCGAGAAGGTTGAGATAACCTCATTGAGGCTGTGTTGAAATAAGTCTAAGTTATTTAGAACTAGCGTTGATTTTATTTCGAAATCTGATCGGGCGGTTAGGTCATTGATAAAACAGCAAGGAAGAAGCTTTCCTTGTGCATTTAATAAAACACTTTTTTCATTTAATGCATGGCAGTTAATCTTACCTTTAACTACATTATTAATTTTTGTATTTGACGGGAGTTCTAAGAAATCTACATTTATTAAACGTCTTGTTACTTTTGACCTAAACCATTTAAACCCTAAAGATTTCGCTAACTCGGTACATTCACTTACTTGGTGTTCGTTATGCTTGTAAACTAACATATCCCAGTGAGCATTTCCGCCGCGATTGATAAAGCTAGCAGAGTTAGTCATGATATTATCCCAGTTTACACCTATGCGATAAATGTGATTAGTATCTTCTAATCCGTCAATACTAAAAACAACATAGTCTGTAGGAGAAGTTAAGACTGCTGCTAGGTCCGCCCACCAGCTAGCGTGACGGATTCCACCATTGGTATTCATACCTAATGTAATAGATGGGTTGACTGCTTTAAACCATTTGAATATTTCTAACGTATCTCTTGCAGCAGCCGGGTCTCCAAAGTTACCGCACATAAACATCTTGTCTAGTTGCTTGATAAACTTTTCTGGTAGCAACGCCTGAATGTTATGTAACTTTAATTCCGCTGGGACTAAGTTAGATTTATAGATAGTTCTCGAACACTGCGGGCAAGCAGCCTGACAGGTAGTAGTAGGTTCTAAATGGAGAACTTTAACCTTCTCAAGCTTAAACATCATACAGCTTCCATATCGTTGTTGTAGCTTGTAAAGCCACTTTCTTTAACTACGCTTAGGATGTTACCAACACGAGAGGTTAGCTCGTCTTTGTGCGACACTAACCAGACGCTCTTGTGCCCATCACGAGCCATCTTCTTTAAGATGCCCATCGCACTTTCAACACCACTAGTGTCAAGACCATTGTCGATCAGTTCGTCAATGAACAGTAGGTTAACTGGCTCATACAGCGATTCCCAAACATCGCGGAACGCCCAAGATAAGGAAAGGATTAGTCTGCCGCGCTCACCACGACTCAAGTTGTCAAAG